GTAGTTTTTGTGTTATAATCGCCAACAATTTCTGAGGAAAATCTTATATGCACGATAAGAAAGAATTACAATACCAAGCATTAGCTAGTTGGCTTAACTATAGACTAGATGGCTGGAGAAATCACAGAGAACAAAACTATACTTCTAAATGGGATGAATATTACCGTTTGTGGCGTGGCATATGGAACGAACAAGATAAAACAAGAGGAGCAGAACGCTCAAGAATTATAGCACCTGCTTTACAACAAGCTATAGAGTCTTCAGTTGCAGAACTTGAGGAAGCTACATTTGGCAGAGGCAAGTGGTTTGACATACAAGATGATATGTTAGACCAAGACAACACAGAAGCAGAGTATATAAGAAATTTATTACAAGAAGATTTAGAAAAAACTGGTTGTAAAGATGCAATAGCAGAGGTTTTTCTTAATGGTGCTATATATGGCACTGGTATTGCAAAGATAGTTGTTAACCAAACAGTAGAAAGAGCACCAGCAGAAGAACCTGTTGAGGGTTCAATGACTGGTATGCGTAGTATTACGGAGTTTGCTTCTATTGATGTTAAAGTTGAGCCTATATCACCACTTGAATTTCTTATTGACCCTGCTGCAAATAGCATTAATGAAGCATTAGGTGTCGCACATGAAGTAATTAAACCTAGATATCATGTAGTACAAGGTATTCAATCTGGTATTTATCGTGATGTACCGTTAGAAGGTGATTATGATACGGTTCAAATGGGCTATGATTCAGAAAGTTCACCAGCAGACGAGTCTGACAATGTAAAAATTACTGAGTATTGGGGTTTAATACCAAAAAGGTTTATGAAAAAAAATGCTGATAAAGATGATTTTGAATACACCAAAAAAGACGAGTTAGTAGAAGCTGTTGTTACTATAGTAAATGATGAATACATCTTGCGTGTAGAAGAAAATGCGTTTATGATGGTAGATAGGCCTTTTGTTTCTTACCAACACGACATTGTACCAAACAAATTCTGGGGAAGAGGGGTTGCTGAGAAGGGCTATAACCCACAAAAAGCATTAGATGCAGAAATGAGGGCAAGAATAGACTCATTAGCTATGACAACTACGCCTATGATGGCTGCTGACGCTACAAGACTACCTCGTGGAACTAAATTTGAGATAAGAACAGGTAAAACTGTGCTTACTAATGGTAATCCTAGAGAAGCTATCATGCCATTGGACATGGGGCAGACTGACCCTAGCACATTCCAACAAGTAGCTAGTCTACAAAACATGATACAGATGGGTACGGGAAGTGCTGACATGGGTCAACAACAAGATACTGCTAGTGGTATGAGTATGATGCAATCAGCCTCTATTAAACGACAAAAGCGTACTTTAATGAATTTTCAAAACACATTTCTTATACCTTTAATTAATAAAGCTATGTATCGCAAGATACAGTTTGATGTAGACCGTTATCCTGTTACTGATTATAAATTCGTGCCTTACTCTACTATGGGTATTATGGCTAAAGAGTTAGAAATGCAGCAAATGGTGCAGATGTTACAAGCTATACCTAAAGATTCACCTGCATTTAATGTTATATTGTTGGCTATGATGCAAAATTCTAGCATACATAACCGAGACCAGATAGTATTTGCCTTAACTCAAGGCTCAGAAGAAAATCCAGAAATGGCACAAATGGAACAAATGGGTATGCAATTAACAATGCAACAAGCACAAGCAAACATTGCTAAAACCCAAGCTGAAGCACAAGAAGAACAAGCTAAAGCACAACTACACATGGCTAATGCTGCTGTATTACAACCTACAGAGCTAGATATGGCAGAAAAACAACTAGACATGCAAAAAACAACAATAGGATTAGAGAAAATGGCTGCGGATGTAGACAGACAAAGGTCTGAAACTGCACGAAACATACCAGAAGTAGACCATCTTAAATCTGAAACAATATTAAACCTAGCTAAAGCTAGACAAGCTGGAACAACAACTAATATAAATACTAGAGTACAGTAACTATGCCAAAAACAGACGAGGCTTTCTTATCTGATAGAATAAACATGACAAGAAGCGAAGGATGGTTAGATTTAGTAGAAGAATTACAGAATTTAGAAAACAATATTGTTAATTTAGACAGTATTAATTCTGAGCACGACCTTTGGGCAACTAAGGGTCAGTTGCGTATTATAAACTTTTTATTAAGTTTAGATACTGCAACAACAATAGCGTTGGAAGAACTCCAAGACGGAAATCCAACATAAATAAACTTCACAACCCCATGAGGGCGGAGAAAAAATGAGTATAGTAGTAGATAGCACACCAACGCCAGAACAACCTATAACAGAAACGCAGGTAGAAACACAAGAAATACAAGCAGTTGCAGAACCAGAACAAGTTACAGAAGTTGATGGGAATGTAGCAGATATACCAGCTAAGTATGCGGGAAAGAGCATGGCAGAGGTAATTGAAATGCATCAAAACGCTGAAACAGCGTTTGGTAAACAAGGAACGGAAGTTGGAGAACAACGAAAGTTAATCCAAAGTTTACTTGAAGCACAAAACAAAGTTTCTACTGTTGTAGAACCACAAGAGGAAGCAGTTAGTTTTGAAGATGCTTTTTATACTGACCCTGCAAAAGCAGTTAACTCAGCTATAGAAAATCATCCAGATGTACTAAAGGCAAGGCAACAAACAGCCCAACAAGAACAACAACAAAAGTTGAATGTACTTGAAAAGGCTTATCCAGACTGGGAAAATCGTGTCGCTGACAAGAGTTTTCAAGAATGGGTTGGTGCTAGTGAAATAAGAAAAGATATTTTCCGTAAAGCTGACACAGACTATAGACCAGACTACGCAATCGAGCTCTTTGATATGTATGATAAAGTCAATATGGTTACAAAAACCAATGAGGTCAAAGAAAGTGAAAAGGCTAAAGTAGATAAAGCATTACGACAAACTGTATCTGAAACTCGTTCCACACAATCTGTAGGTGGTAAGAAAATGTATAGAAGGTCTGATTTAATCAACCTTCAAATTACAAATCCTAGTCGTTATGAAGCGTTATCTGATGAAATTCAAGAGGCGTATGCAGAAGGCAGGGTAAAATAATCATTTAATAGGAGAAATAAAATGGCTTTAGGCTCAAGACATAGTACCAGTATTTTAGGTGCAACTGGTGCTAATAGTGGTACAGCTAATAATTTCATCCCCGAGTTGTGGAGCGATGAAGTAATTGGTGCTTATAAAAAAAATCTAGTTGTAGCAAATGTTGTTACAAAATTATCACATAAAGGTAAAAAAGGCGATACTATAAATATCCCTGCACCTGCTCGTGGTATTGCTTCTGCAAAAGCAGCTAGTGCACAAGTAACAATCTCAGCAGATTCATCAACAATCGTAGAAGTTCGTATTAGAAATCATTACGAATATTCTAAGATGATTGAAGATATTGCAGAGGTTCAAGCATTGGCTTCAATGCGAAAGTTTTACACGGATGATGCAGGTTATGCGTTAAGTAAACAAGTGGACACTGATTTGTTTGCCTTAACTGAAGGTTTTCAAGGCGGAACAGTAGGTGGTACTGCTGCTGCTTCATTTGAAAAAGCAGTTATTGGTGGACATGGTGGTACTCTTTATACTGGTAATTCATCTAACGCAAGTGCAATTACTGATGTTGGAATTCGTAAAATGATTCTTACATTAGATGATGCTGACGTTCCAATGGATGGTCGTGCTTTAGTTCTTCCTCCAACTGCTGCTAGTACGCTTTTAGGTCTACCTAGATTTACTGAGCAAAACCATATCGGTAACGGTGATGCAATTAAAACTGGGCAGATTGGAATGATTTATGGAATGGATGTATTCATTTCAACAAATTGTCCTACTGCATCTGGTAACTCTGACACAGATAGAGTTGGTGTTATGATGCATAAAGAAGCTCTAGTTCTTGCAGAGCAAATGGGAATTAGGTCTCAAACTCAATATAAGCAAGAGTATTTAGGTGATTTGTTCACTGCTGATACTATTTATGGAGTTGCAGAACTTCGTAACGATGCTGGTGTTGCATTTGTTGTACCTGCTTAATTAGTTAAGCTGTAACCCCTTCTCACGAGGGGGTTATTCTGAATTAATTAGGAATATTTATATGCCTTTTTACGAATACGAATGTAGAGATAATCATGTTTTTGATGAAATGTGTGCTGTTAAAGACAGATTGCAAAAAAAAGAATGTCCACAATGCGGACAAAAAGGTAGTTTTAGAATAAGCGTTAGAGCAACACAACCTCATTTTGGTAATGACAATACTCTTTTTAATATGAGAGAACGTAAACGAAAAGGAAAAAATGATTTCAATGGACATACTTAAAGATTCTTGTGAAGATGATTCTACTGATAGTTTAGAGTTAGAAAGAATAAAAGCCAAAGTAATGGAAATATGGTCTAAACTTTTAACTGTTACTTATGAAAAAGAATATCACGAAATGAATGAAGATAATGATGACTACATTACTTTAGAACATTATTTAAAACATAATAAACTTATGTTTGAGGGAGACGAACAACCAGAACAAGAAGCAGATAGTTTATTAAATATGTTTGAAAATTTATTAGAACCACAAGAAGAATTAGAACCAATTAAAAGCGATAGTAAAGCACCTACTTATGGTACAACTACTATATCTATTAATAAAGAATCAAATAAAGTGCCTAAAGGAACTTATAATTCAGAACATAGTTCTACAAAAACACCTAATGATTCACAAACAAAAGCAAATTCTTCTAGTTACGTTGAGCCAAAAGGAAAAACACCTAAATCTAAAGAACATAAACAATCAAACCCTAATATTAAAACATTACAATCTATACTAGATTTGGAAAAAGAAAAATTATTAGAATGGATTGCAAAAAGAAATAAAAAATTTGGAGTTAAATTATAATGGCTAGAAATTGGAGGCAACAAAATGCACTTAATTCTCGAAGATTTAGAAGAATATTTGATTCTCAATTTACACCTGCTTTTACATTAGGTAGTGAAATATTAATGGAAGACAGTGATGTTTATACACAAAACTACTTAGTAACAGAAGCAAGAATAGACCCTAATAATAACAATTTAGCAACATACATAATAGCGGAGCATATCTAAATGGCACAAATTAAAGTATCAGCACTAACAGCACTTACTGCAACAGACGGAGCAGAAGAATTATTAATTAATGATGGCGGTACTTCTAAGAAAGTAACCATTGATAATGTCTTACACGACAATTCAATTAGGTCAGAACACTATGTAGATGGTTCAATTGACACAGCCCATATAGCAAACGCACAAGTAACACTTGCTAAAATGGCTGCTAACTCAATTGACTCTGACCAATATGTTGATGCTTCTATTGACACTGCTCACATT